GAAGAACAAGAAGATGACGAAGAAATGGAAAATGAAGATGATGAAAACAATGAAAGATCTTTTCAGTTTTTTGAAGCTGCTACGAGAATTACTCTATATGAAGCTATTCAATGTATATTATATGAAATAGCATTTTATGAAAATGATGAAGAAAGAGCTAAGGTGAGAAAAAATCAGAACAATGAACAAATGAATAAAAATAAAATAGCAATTTTAGAACTTCAACTTAAAAAATATACACAAGACGAAGATTATGAGAAAGCTGCTATAGTAAAAAGAGAACTTGATAAGCTTAAATCAATAAGCAATATTGGAAAAAACTAAAAAGTCCCCCTCAAAAAAAGGGGGATTTTTTTTGTTATATCATTTTTTTGTCGTATAATTGCATTTAATTTAAATAATTTTATTATGAAATATGTATCAATAGATTTAGAAACGTCTGGTTTGTCTCCAGAAAAACATCAAATATTAGAATTTGGTGCAATTTTAGAAGATACCGAAAATCTTTTAAATTTTGAGGAGATTCCAAAATTCCATCGTATTATAGAACATAGAGAAATATGTGGACAACCTATAGCTATTAATATGAACGAAAGAATAATAAAAATATTATCAGAATATGGGAAATCAAAAGATTTAAAAAGAGAAGAAATAAAAAAACAATTTAATATAATAAGAGAATATGAACTTGTTAATGATTTCATAGATTGGCTGGCTCCCTATTTTTCTACTGAAGAAAATTCAAATTTAGATCTTGGACTATATACTTATGATTTTTCGATTAACATAGCTGGAAAGAATTTTTCATCTTTTGATGTTAAGTTTTTGGAAAAAATTGGTTCATGGAATGAAATTGTACATTATAAAAGAAGAATAATTGATCCATCCGTGTTATATGTAGATTGGGCAAAAGACGATTCGCTTCCATCTCTTGAAGAATGTCTTAAGAGAGCTGGGATAGAAAAAAGCGTTGCTCATAATGCGGTTGAAGATGCATGGGATGTAATTCAGGTTTTAAGAAAAAAATACTAATAAAAACAAAAATATGACATTTGAAGCATTTCAACAAGTAATTACATTACTTCAAAAAGACTCTGATAGGAGCGCTAAAATTTACAAACTTGGAATTGATTTATACAATTTTCAAGATGATTTACATAGTGCTATAAACATTTTGTTTAAATCTCATTACTCAGCAGAGGGGGAAGATTTAATTGGTTGGTGGTTATGGGAAGATGTTGAAAAATTTTTGTATGATAAAGATGGGGAAAAAACCAATGATTTAACAAAATTGGAAGATTTATGGAAATATATTGAAGAAATTAGGAAATCGCCAGATTTTAAAGAATACAATCCAGAAAAAGTTAAAAAAAAGACTAAAAAACAATTGGAAAAGATTTTTGGACAATTTTTTTCTCCAAAGAATTAACTTTTTTGATTTTTATTAAATATTGCATAATCTCGTATGGAATTTATATACAAAAAAAATTAGCTGAAATGTTTTATTTAAAACAATGTGTTATAAGTGACCTTATTAACTACAAAAGGTGTTCCTATGTAGAGTAATGTAACATTTTTATTTTTTTTTCGTATACCACAGTAAAAAACAATATCTGAAATCTCGATATAAGATAAAAACTTATATCACATTGAGTAACAGATTAATATTTTATAACAAACAGTAAATTATGAGTTACGAAGAACAATTAAAAAAAGAAGGTTTGGAAATTCTTACAAAAGAAACAAAAGAAAAAATCGGATTGTTTTTTTCCAATTGTTGTTTAGATGAAAAGAAAAAAGAGGAATTAATTAAAATTTTTTCAGAAATTTATTTTCACGGAAACAAATAAGATGGAGGAGAAAGAATTAATTCACCTATGTTTAAAAAACAATAGAAAAGCCCAGCAAGAGCTTTTCGAAATGTTTTATGGAAAATTTCTCACTTTGGTTACAAGATACGTCGGAGATAAAGATGAGTCGAAAGATGTATTGCAAGACGGTTTTATAAAGATTTTTAATAATTTGAAAAAATTTAAGTTTGAGGGAAGTTTTTGTGGATGGGCAAGAAGGATTATGATAAACACTGCACTTGACTATGTGAGAAAAAAGAAAGAATTTGCATTTTCTCTTTATGAAGCTTCTGAATGTGAACAAGTTTTTTTGCAAGAGGAAAAAGATGTTTTTATTGATCAAAACCTATTTAAAGACATCCCAGTTGATACTTTTATCAATCTAATTGGAAAACTTTCTCCAGGATACAGAGTTGTTTTTAATATGCGTGTAATTGAAGAATATACACATAAAGAAATTTCGCAAAAATTAGGAATAACAGAGGGAACATCAAAGTCAAATTATTTTAAAGCAAAATATAAATTTAAAGAATTGTTGAACAATTACATTGAAAAAGAAACTCATTAATTTTATGAAAAACAAGGAAATTGAAAGAAAGTTTTTGGTCAAAGAAGAAGATTTACCAGAACTATCTAAAATGTATTACATGGATATAACCCAAGGGTATATACAAAGTCTGGGAGAAAATTATATCTATAGGTTAAGACAGGTGTTACACATGTCTCCAACTGGATACAATATAGGTGAACAATTTTTCCAAACTATTAAGGGGCCAGAATCTAAAGTGAGAGATGAGTATGAAATAGAGCTTTTACAACCTCAGTTTTATCAATTGTGGATTTTATGTAAAAATGTTTCAGTTCATAAATTCAGATATGAAATTTCAATAGATGGATATGAACAAAAAGCACATTTGGATATATACAAAAACGGTTTTAAAGGTTTATTTACAGTAGAAGTAGAGTTTGAAACTGAGGCTGAATGTGATTTGTTTGTTTCCCCTGATTGGTTTGGAAGAGAGGTTACTAAAATTCAAGAATACAGTAATTTCCACATAGCTACTCATGGACTTCCAAAAAACTTAATTTAATATAACTTTTATTAATTTTTAACGTATAATTTAAAAAATGGAAAAAAAATGGGAAAATTTGATCTTCTTTTGGGTTTACAGTGGGGCGATGAAGGAAAAGGTAAATTGGTTGATGTTTTAGCACCAAAGTATAATATTATAGCCAGGTTCCAGGGTGGAAATAACGCTGGTCATACATTGGAAGTTAATGGCATTAAGTATGTTCTTCACTTAATTCCTTCTGGAATTCTTTATCCAAATATCATTAACGTTATAGGAAATGGCGTTGTAGTAAACCCAATATCTTTAAAAGAAGAACTTGTAATGCTTAAAAAATTAGGAATAAAAGATGCTGAAAAAAGATTGATTGTATCAAGTAGTGCACATCTTATTACTCCAATTCATAGAATGGTAGATCATCAACAAGAACTTTTAAAAGGAAAAAATAAAATAGGTTCCACATTAAAAGGAATTGGTCCTACATACACTGATAAAATTAGTAGAAATGGAATTCGTTTATCAGATATCGCAAAAGGAGATTTAATGACAAAGTATGATCAGCTGTTAGAAATCCATAAAGATTTAATTACTCCAGATGTTAGAAAAACCTTAAAAGATTTTGAGAGCGATTGGAAAGAGTCTATTAAATTTTTAATAGATTTACGAATTGAAGATACAGCTGTTTTTTTAAATGACAGTTTAGAAAATAATAAAAATATATTAGCAGAAGGAGCTCAAGGTACTTTATTGGACATTGATTTCGGCACTTATCCATTTGTGACATCATCAAACACAACGGCGGGTGGAGCTTGCACTGGATTAGGTATTGCCCCAAATAAAATGGGTAAAGTTTATGGTATTTTCAAAGCATATTGTACAAGAGTTGGTAATGGACCATTTTCTACAGAATTGCACGATGAAATAGGTTTACGTATTCAACAAAAAGGAAATGAATATGGATCTACAACTGGAAGACCAAGAAGGTGTGGTTGGTTGGATTTGGATTTGCTAAAATATGCAATTATGTTGAATGGAGTAACAGAACTTATAATGATGAAAGCTGATGTTCTTTCTGGGTTTGAAAGTATAAATGTCCTGGCAAACGAAGGATATGTTACTATGGATGGTTGGAAGAAAGACATTACAAAAATAACGAGAGAAAAGGATTTGCCGAAAGAATTAGCAAATTACATTTCACTTATAGAAGATTACACCGAGGTTCCTGTGACTCAAATATCAGTGGGGCCTGGAAGAGAACAAGTTGTTAATTTAAAATTTTAAATGTAACATTTCTACTTTTTTTACGTACACATTAAAAAACATAATATGGAAACAAAATTAAAATTACAAAAAGAATTAAAATTCGCAGTAGAAAATGTAGATAAAATACGCAAAAAAATTGAAGCGTTAGAATTAAAAAACAAACCAAAATCAATTATGGATATGGTTAAGTCTTTTAAAGATGCCTGTGAACTAAAGAAGGTTAAATCAAACAGTATTTTTAATAAAAAAGATACTGTGGACGAAAAGGCTTATAAAAAATTAAAATTTATTACGAAAGTTTTAAATGAAGATTATGTTTTTAATATGAATCCAGATGAATATCGTTACTTTGCATGGTTTTATATCTCTGCGGGTTCGGGTTTCGTTTTCGTCAATGCGGGTTACAATAATTCGTTTGCGGGTGCGGCTTCCGCTTCTCGCCTTTGCTTTAAAACTGAGGAGTTGGCAAAACACGCTGCAACTTATTTTTTACAAGAATATAAAGACTTTATTATGTAACAAATTAATTTTTAAATCAACAATAAAAAAATGAAAACATTAAAAATGAGCGAAGAAGCGGCGTTGAGGTTATATCCGACAGCTGCACAAGAATTTAAAGAAATGCTTGAAGAAAATTTCGGAAAAGAGTTTTTTGTTCCAAAAAAGATAACAGATAAAATACAAAATTATGAAGATATCTGTGATGCTCTTGGAGTAGATTGTGATGACGACTCTCTGGTCGTTAAAGTTCCAGGATTTGGAAAAGAGGAAATAAAAGTTATAAAAGCTTTTATTAAAAAAATGAGAATTGCAAAAGTTTATAATGAAGGTTGGTTGCCAAAAATTGGAGAAAATCGTTATTATCCAGTGGTGGTGTTCTCTGCGGGTTCGGGTTTCGTTTTCGTCAATGCGCGTTACAATTCTTCGATTGCGCTTGCGGCTTCCGCTTCTCGCCTTTGCTTTAAAAATGCAGAGTTTGCCAAAGATGCTTGCGAAAAATTTATTGATATAGAAAATGAATTGATTGATCTAAAATAAAATTGGTTGTATGCTGAAAAGCGGTGGTGTTCTCTGCGGGTTCGGGTTTCGTTTTCAACAATACGAATTACAATAATTCGAATGCGAATGCGACTTCCACTTCTCATCTATGCAAAATTAAAATCTTTAATCAGCATGAACCTTACCAAGATGGTAAAAAATAAATTTTAAATAAAAGGCATTGGTATTTAATAAGAAGATGACTTTTTAAGCAAAGGCATATAATGAAAAGGATTGGCAATTTGTACCAAAAAATAATAAGTGTTGAAAATTTAGAATTAGCAGACAAAAATGCACGCAAAGGAAAGTTAAAACAACCATGTGTTAAAAAACATGATGAGAATAGATTGGAAAACATAAGAATTTTACATTGTCAATTAAAAGGTAAAACATATAAAACATCAAATTATATAACATTTAAAATTTTTGAACCAAAAGAAAGAATAGTTTATAGATTACCATATTTTCCTGACAGGATATTACATCATGCTGTTATGAATGTGTTAAAACCAATATTTATATCTACGTTTACTGCTGATACATATAGTTCTATAAAAGGAAGAGGAATTCATTCAGCAGTTAAAAAAATAAAAGAGTCTTTACGAGATGAAAGTGAAACTGTTTATTGTCTTAAAATTGATATCGAGAAATTTTATCCAAACATAGATAACAAAACTCTAAAAATTCTTTTAAGACGAAAATTTAAAGATAAAGAGTTGTTGCTTTTACTTGATGAAATTATTGATAGTGCTATTGGTTTGCCAATAGGAAATTATTTATCTCAATATTTTTCAAATTTTTATTTGAGTTATTTTGATCATTGGATTAAAGAAGTAAAAAATGTTAAATATTATTTTAGATATGCTGATGATATGGTGTTTTTTTCTGGTAATAAGAAATTTCTTCATTTACTATTGTTAGATATAAAAAAATATTTATTTGATAATTTAAAATTACGCCTTAAGAAAAATTATCAAATATACCCAGTACAATCGAGAGGTGTTGATTTTTTAGGATATGTATTTTTTCACACTCATGTAAAAATTAGAAAAAGAATAAAAAAAAATTTTGTATATATGTTAAAAAACAAACAAAACAAAACTTCTGTAGCATCATATATTGGATGGTTAAAGCACGGAGATTGTATAAATTTAACTAATAAACTATTAAATGCAACAACAAAAAATAATTAAAAAATTTTCAGATTTAGGAATAAAATCAACATCTACAAAATTTGTAGGAGAAAAAATAAGACTTGCAAAGATTTTAAACACTGAAATAACAATTCATGCCTATCACATTAAACCTTCTAAATATCCTGAAAAAGGAAGTGATAATTGTTTGTGGTTACAAATTAGTGTTGATGATAAGAAATATGTTGCTTTTTCCATTGCTAAATTACTAATGGAAACTATAAAAAAAGTTCCAGAAGACGATTTTCCATTTACAACAAAAATTATAAACGACAATGATGTCTATGAATTTACTTGAATTAGTAATTGAGTGAAATATTTAAAACAAAAATGTAACTTTTGTTAATATTTTTCGTATTGTATAATAAAATTTTAAAATTATGAAAAAGTATGTTGTTATTTTCTTTGTTATTGTGGCACTTGTAATTGCTGCATTGGTTGGAAATTATGTTTTTGCACTGGGAGCTTTTTTATTTAAAGTTATGCTCGGATTAGTGGCAATTATTATTTTTTCCCTGGGAGTTATAATTGGAAGATTTTTTCCATTAAAAGACAAAGAAGAAAAAAAATTGTTAAAAGGTTAATATGGACCACAAAAAACTACAAGACATAGTGAATAAAGTTTTTTTAGAGGCTTTTGTTCACACACCACTTACAAAGAGATTGGATGATATTTCTAGTGAATGCAGAGAGCTTTGCAATTATACCGACCTTACTAATTTAAAAGAAGAGGCTGGAGATTTACTTGCTAGTTTGATTCAATTGTGTAATGAAAGTGAGTGGGACATTTCTGAACTTATAAAAAACAACGAAGCAAAAATTAGAAGGAGAATGCTTCAATATAAAGGTAGGGGAAGGAAAACTCAAGTAGCAATACTTGGGGGTGCATTTGATTGTTGTACGAAAGCGCATATTGAAATCGCCCAACTTGTACTGAAGGCAAGTAAGTGGGCTGATGAGGTTTGGCTGTGTCCAGCTTTTCAGCATATGGATGGGAAAAAAATGGTTTCCCCAGAGCATAGACTAGAAATGTTAAAACTTGCTTCTGAAAATGATGGAAGAATAAAGGTTTTTGACTATGAAATTAAAAATCAATTGCATGGAGAAACTCAGTTTTTTTTAAATAAATTAATTCATGATAAAGAATACGAAAATTTTAGATTTGGATTCATAATTGGGCAAGACAGATGCAATTCTATTAATTCTTGGTATAATTCAGAAGAGTTATTGAAAATGGATGTTTCATTTATTGTGGTACCTAGAAATGGTGTTAAACGTGATGAGTGGATAAATTGGTATTTACAACCTCCACATATTTACATTCAAGATGAAAATAATAATTCAATTTCTGCGGTTTCATCTACAATGGCAAGAAATATTTTAAAAGAAAAAAACCCTTCTAAAGAAAAATTAAAAGAAATTTTAGATGAAAAAGTTATTGATTATATATTTAAAAATAATTTGTATCAATAATATGTATAATCCTGGTGACACCGTGGAAATAACTGCATCGAATGAAATGATTAAAGAAATGGGTGCAGATTTGCAAATTAAAACTGGTCAAAAAGCTAAGGTGATAAAAACTTTTCCAGATGGTTGGATTGTTCTACAAGGAGAATATCTTGGAATGCCTTGTGAAGTAGATGTTCCTTCAAATTTTGTTAAAAAAGCATAACAAATTTAATTTTTTTTCGTATAAATTAAAAAAATAGTATTAATTTAATCTGAAATTTATGAGTTTACTTTCAAAATTAGGTCTTATAAAAGAGACTGAAGTAGAAGAACAAACTACTGAAACAAAACCTTCTGAAAAAAAACAAGAAGTAAAACAAATCGATGTTTCTGAAACAAGAAAATCAACAATTTCATTTGCTCCACCTACAAGTTCCATGATGTCTGGAAAAATAGTTGGAAAAATTGACAATGGAATTTTTGACAAATTATCTATTGCCATAGAGGAAAATAACCTTAAAGGAAATGATTTTTTGGAGTTTATGCAATCTCTTAATAAGATGTCAAGCTTGGCAGTTGATGAAAAAATGAAATTCAACATGGTTTTTGCAACTCTTTCAACTTCAGATGGTGGAATGACAAAAGAACATCTTGTTGAATCAATAGATCATTATATTGGTGTTATTGACAACGAAAAAACAATTTTCAAAACAGAAATGTCGAAAGTAAGTTCTGAAATGGTTGATCAAAAAGAAATTTATGCTGAACAACTTTCTAAAACAGCACAAGAAAAAGCAGAACAAATTCAAAAGCTGAACCAAGAAATTCAGGAAATAAGTGAAACAATCACATCTGTTAAAACAGAAGCTGCACAATCGAAAGTTGCTATTGAACAAAAACAGGCAGATTTCGATGTAACAGTTCAGCAACTGGAAGGTCAAATTCTTGACTACAAATCAAAAATTACACAGTATATTCAATAATTATTAATTTTAAAATTTACAAAAATGGAAAATTCTTTAGAAAAAGGAGTTAAGGGTTTTTTTGATAAACCTGAAGGTAAAGTTGGAAAAATCTTCTTGTTTTTAATTGGAATAGCAGGTGCTATTGGATTATATAAGGCACTTCCATACATCATAGCTCTATTGCAAAACACATTATATGCTATGACACTAATTGGTGCAATTGTTTTGTTAATTTTTCTTGTTACGAACAAAAAGGTTCAAAACCTTTTTAAATTTGGATTCCAAATGTTAATGAGATCAATTACAGGATTTTTTGTTGAACTTAATCCAATTGCCATAATTAAGATTCATATTGAGAATTTACAGAACAATCATGCAAAAATGAATGATCATATTTCTAAATTGTCTGGAGAAGTTCGTGGATTAGAAAGAAAGATTAATGAAAATAAACAAGATATTGAAAAAAGTTTAAGGATAGCATCTTCTGCAAAGGAAAAAGAAGAAAAAGGACAGGCGTGGATTGAGGCCAGAAAAGCAGGTCGTAGGAGAGATGGTACTATAAAACTTACAGATCTTCTTACAAAAATTCAAAAGATTTACACTGTACTGAAAAAAATGTACGAAGTTTCTGGATATGTCATTGAAGATTTAAAAGATGATGTACAACAGAAAGAAATTGAATATAAAACCATTAAACAAGCTCACGCAGCACTGGTTTCAAGTATGTCAATTCTTAATGGAGACCCAAATGAAAGAGCAATGTTTGAGATGGCTTTGGAAAAAATGGAAGAAGAAGTTTCTCAAAAATTGGGAACCATGGACAGGTTTATGGATATGTCAGCCAGCCTAGTAACTAGTATTGATATCGAACAGGGTATTTTTGCCGAAGATGGAATGAAAATGCTTGAGGAATATGAAAATGGAGGATTTGATTCTTTTTTCAATGATTTTGGGTCAAAAACGGAAAAAGAAAAAGTGTTAATTGCAACACCTAACAAATCTTATGAAAATGTGAAAACATTACAAAAAGATGCATCTACGGGTAAATATTTTTAACAAATAAAAACAAAATTATGCAATATTTTAAAAGGAGATTTAAAATGAAAAGATTTATCATTTTATTAACTGCCATAACAGCACTTACTGTGCTGTTTGCAGTTCAAGCGTCAGCACAAACAGTTGACACAAACAGGGTGAAAATGGAAACATTTGCAAATGCTGGAGTTGTTAGTCAGTATTTATGGAGAGGAACAATGCTTGATAATAGGCCCAACATACAACCTATTTTGGGATTAACATATAAAGGGTTAGAGTTTGGAACTTTTGGTTCTTTAAGTTTATTAAACAATTATTACGAAGTTGATCTATATGCTTCTTATAAATATAAGTTTATGAAACTTTCTGTAACAGACTTTTATATTGACTTATCTGGAACAGTAAACAATCAAAATTATTTTGATTACTCTGATACTATTGGATATCATCACATAATGTGTGATTTATCTTTCATTGGAACAGAAAAAATACCAATTAAACTTACAGCATCAACATTGCTATATAGTGGGTGGGATTTAGACAAAAAAGGAAAAGCTAAATTTACGACTTATGCCGAAGCAAGATATCTTTATAAAGATTGGGAATTATATGTTGGAGCCATTTCTGGACAGTGTGATTTTTATCTAAACAATGTAGATGGATATAATGTTGTAAACGTTGGTGCAGCTTATAATTACAAAATAAAAATAAATGATAATTTTAACATTCCAGCTGTTACACAAATTTGTATAAATCCACAAATGGAAAAAATTTATTTTACTTTTGGTGTAACATTTTAATTTAAATTTCGTATAGATTGGTGTAAACATTATTTTTATAAACTTTTAATTATTTTTTATGAGTACAACAACAAAAACAGGTGGTTTAACAACAAGAGGCAAAATGGTTATTGCTGGCTTAGTTGCAGTGGTTCTTGGAATTCTGTATTTTTCTTTCCAAGACAACATTAATTCTTTTGCTGGAAAAACAGCAAGCGGTGGTGTAATTAAAGTGGGCGTGGTTACATGGCCAGGATATGCTGGAGGTCAGTATATGAATGGTGGTTTTGAGCCCAACATGGAATGCCGTTTTTACAAAGAATATGGTATTCAGGTAGATTTTAAAATTCTTGATGATTTTGTCGCATCTAGAAAAGCGTTTGAAGCTGGAGAAGTAGATCTTTTATGGTGTACAGCAGATGCTTTTTCAACAGAAATGGGAAGACAAGGAACTATGGCAATGACAAATCCTAAATTTTTATTCCAGGCAGACTGGAGTCGTGGAGGAGATGCTATAGTAGCAGATTTGTCAGTAGAAAAAATTTCTGATTTAAGAGGAAAATCTGTTGCTGTTGCTGAGGGAACTCCAAGTCACTCGTTCTTAATTAATCTATTAAAGGCAAATAATATGACTTTAACAGATATTGAGGTTAAACCTGTACCTAATGCCATTGATGCAGCTACAAACTTTAAACAAGGTGTTGTTGTTGCAGCAGTTGTTTGGTCTCCAGATGATATAGATTGTGTTAAAAAAGTATCTGGCGCAAAAGTTTTGGCAAGCACAAAAGAAGCTACATTTATTATAGCCGATGGTTTTATTGCAAAAGAAGAATATGTAAAAAACAATCTTGAAAAATTACAAAAACTTTATGATGGTTGGATGACAGGTGCGGCAGAGCTTAATGCAAACAAAGATGGTGCAAGAGATAAGGCTGCAAAAATCCTGGCTGATAAATTTCAAATGAGTCAAACAGATGCTTTGGCTGCTATGGAGAATGTTAGATATACAACTCATGGAGATAATAAGAATTTCTTTGGTCTAGGCGATGCAAATAGTGTAACTGGAGATTTACTTTACACTTCAATGTCTGGAGAATACCAAAAAATTAAAATGGTTGAAAATCCATTAATGTGGCGTGATGTTTCAGATGCCGTTCTTATTAAAAGCTCCACTCTTGCTGGAAACGGACAATTGGCAGAAGTAACAAAGAAATTTACCCCAGTTACTGACGAAGTTAAAGATAAAAAAGCTTATTCTACAAAGAAAATTACAATTAATTTTCCCACTGGCTCATATTCTCTAACAGGTGAATCAAAAGCTAAAATTAACAGAGAATTTGTAGAAATTGCAAAAACTAATGCTGGTGCCAGGATTCGTATTGAAGGAAATACGGATAATTTGGGGAAAAAAGAATTTAACGAAAAGCTTTCTTATAATAGAGCTCAATCAGTGGCTGATTATCTAATAGAACAATTTAATTTCGACAAAAACAGAATAATTGTTAAAGGAAATGGCTCTAAACACGCTATTGATTCTGGGTCAGTAGGTGATGACGAAAAATTTAGGACAACTGATTTTGAATTAATAAAAGACTAATTGAAATAAAAAACGGCATTCGATTTTAATGCCGTTTTTTATTTATCTTTTTTTATAAATCTATTAACATAGCTGCATAATGGCTGAAGATTGGTATAATGATTTAATTTAATTATATCATCTTCAGTTTTAGCATTAGCAAGAGGTTCAATGTGATCAATATCCCACGTCTTATTTAATTCAAATATACCATCTTCAGGATTTCCACGATTATTCCAATTCATCCAAGGTTGAAAATTAGATTCAATATGAGAGATAAATTCTTCGAAAGAACATCCGAGGATTACAAAACTTTTTGATTTTTTTGTATAATTTCTACTACGCAATGATTTAGCAATCATGTTTCTAACATCACGTTTGAATTTAAAAATCGGATCGACCAATTTCTTTTTTTTTGTATATTCCCATTGCCTTTTAATAAATTTTTCACTATTTTTCTTATAAGATTCTCTTTTGTTTTTTAATAATGAATCTCTATTTTTATCATAAGATTTTTTCCTTTGTTTTTTAACTCTATTTTTATTTAACTCGTTAAAATTTTTATGTTTTTTATAAGTACAAATTTTACATTCAGAACGCTTTTTACCTTTTTCTTTATTATAAAATTCATCTAATGGTTTTTCTTTTCCACAAATAGTACACACTTTACTTTCCATTTCTAACGAGATTAAAGTATTGTTCAAGTAACCAATTAATTAGTTGTGATTTGTTTATGTCACCTTCAATCATTTGATTGTAGTATTTTTCAGAAATAGTAATAGATATTTTACCTTTCTTTTCTTCTGTTGTTTTTGATTTTCTTCCCATAATATTTATTTTTTATATCTATAAATATATGGAAAAAATAAAAAAGTAGGATTTTACTTACTTTTTTCTGAATTATTTTTAAAATATTTTTCTAACAGCGAATCTATTAGTTTAGATTTATTATATTTTCCTTTATCGAGAAATTTGATAACATCTGGATTAAGTGATATGCTAATTTTTTTAGGTTTCATAATATATATGTTTTGTTTTAAATATAGTAAAAATCTAATAATAAATCAATAAAAATATTAATAAAAAAGTAACATTTTTAAAAAACACACGTATAATATGAAAACAAACGGAAATAATTAAATTAACAAAAATGAAAACTTTTAAGTCTCTTTTTAAATTAGGTGGAAATATATCTGAAAATCTTTCGTTGATTGTTGGAATTGCTGGTTTTTTCTTTTTGCTGTTTGTTTGGTTTTTAATAACCACTGGAACAGGATTGGTGAAACCTCAAACAATTCCAAGTCCAGGAAGTGTTTTGGTATCTTTTGTTGAGCTTTTTCAAAAAGACAACCTAATGTCAAACATTGTATATTCTTTAAAATTGAATATTGCTGGTTATGTGAAAGCTATAATTTTTTCCATCCCAATAGGATTCTTAATTGCATTGATTCCTTTTTTGAGAAGTATGTTTAGTAAATATATTGATGCATTAAGATATGTGCCACTCACTGGTCTAGTTGGAGTTTTTATAGCATGGTTCGGAATTTCTTCTGGAATGAAAATAAACTTTCTTGCATTTGGTATTATAGTTTATTTGCTTCCTATAGTTGTACAGAGAGTATATGAAACTGAAAAAATTCATCTTGATACAATCTTCACGTTGGGCGCAAATAGTTGGCAAACTTTTACAAAAATATATTGGCCATCCGTTATTTCAAAGCTTTCTGCTGACATTAGAGTTATCACTGCAATTTCATGGACTTATATAATTGTAGCCGAAATGGTGAATAATGAAGGTGGCGTAGGAGCCATGATTTATACTTCTGCAAAACAAAGTCGTTTAGATAAGATTTTTGCAATAATTCTTATTATAATAATAATAGGTTTTTTGCAAGATATATTATTTAAATGGCTAGATAAAAAATTATTTAAATTTAAACACGTTTAACATGGCTGGATATTTCGAAGAAAAAAAGGAAGTTGGGGTTTTTTCAGAAATCTTAAAGGATGGAGAAAAAGAACAACTTGAAACTGTTGTGTCAGTGGAAAACAATTCAAAAGACCCAGTGATAAAAATTGTTTCTGAAGAAAAAAACAAAATTAACTTCAGGGAAGGAAAATATGAACCAATTGATAAGCTGGAATTAAAAAACATTTCACAAATTTACAAAGATAAAAATGGTCAAAAGAATGTAATTTTTGACAATTTCAATCTTAAAGTTAAAGACATAAAAGGTGGGGGGCAATTTACTGTTATAGTTGGAGCAAGTGGTTGCGGAAAATCAACAATACTCAGATATATTGCAGGGTTGCAAAATCCAACGTCTGGAGAGATTTTTATTGATGGAAAACCACATACAAACAAACATAGGGTTGGTATGGTTTTTCAACAATATTCATCTTTACCATGGGCTACTGTCCTTGAAAATGTTGCTTTACCGCTTGAGTTAAGAGGTGTTTCAAAATCCGAAAGAGAAGAACAGGCCATGGAGATGATAAAAATTGTTAACCTGGAAGGTCATGAACATAAATTTGCTCAATATCCAATATTGAGTGGAGGGCAACTTCAAAGAGTTGCTATTGCAAGAAGTTTAATTGCAAACAATGAAATGCTAATTTTGGACGAACCATTTGGAGCACTTGATGTAAACACAAGATTGAAAATGCAAGATATGCTTATTGATATATGGTCAAAAATACCAGGAGATCCAACTTTTATTCTTGTCACACATGATTTATCTGAAGCAGTTTATCTAGCAGATGAAATTTATGTGTTAAAATCTAATCCAGGAGAAATTTATGATTTCATAGACATTGATATGCCCATGAAAAGGAATTCTTCAATAAAAAGAACTCCCAAGTTTCTTGAATATGTTCACTATCTTGAAGATGTAATGATGAAAATTAAAACGAAATAATTCATAAACATTATGAAAATAAAAGAATTGGAAAATAGTCCATATACCAAATCAGAAGTACGTTATTGGTTAAAAGACGATCAGGATGAAAGTCAAATAATATCGGCTGGGACAATGGTTCCTCCAGTAGTTGGAGAAATTATTCACATAAACACCAAAATGGATAAGGATTGGTATGATGCGAGATGGAAAAAATCTCAACATAATTTTTTCAAGCCAGGCGTGTGTGGAGATTTTAAAGTTGTAAGTGTAAAAAGATATTTGAAAACTTTTTATTTTGAGTTAGAACGTGATGTAGAAGCAGGAAAATTGGGAATGCCAATGAGTCGTACTGTTGAAGAATTTGAAGTATTTATTAAACCTTGTATTTATTAAACCTTTAAAAAAATAATAATATGGGATCATGGAGTGTATGTTGTGGAATAAGCAATATAGCAATAACAAGTGGAAACAAATGTGTTTTATTGCCATTGAAAGAAAATTGTGGTAGTGAAACCAGAGATTGGCAACCAGCAACTCTTCCAATTTTTGGAGAGTACAATGACTATGGGGGAATAGAAAAAATAGAAGAAGATGATAACACAAAGCTCATCGAAGAACATTTTGGAATTTCTATATATGAGTTTTGCGAATTCTTGGTTGACGGTAAATTTACGTATGGAAGGGAAGAAGCTAAAGAAATTTTTAAAAAGATAAAAAACAAGAAAGAGGTTGAGGAATGGAGATTTATGTGGATTGACAGACAAGTATATGATTTTATGAAAATATACCAAGATGAATACCACAAAGGATATATGGATTTTGGAACTCCAAAAATGTTGAAACTTCTCGGTTTTGAATTAGTAAAAGAATCAGATAGTTTTAACAATTATGATCCAAAGCGTTTCAAACAACTTTGGAAAAAAGGAGATGTTGAAATTTTTTCCGATGGAAGAACAATATTAACAAAAGAAAATCAATATGTTTATCATTTCGGTAAGGGTAATGAAACAAGCATTGAGACGTATTTTGAAGTTCCAAAAGAACTTGAATATCTTAAAGGAAAAAGCCAATATGAGGCTTGGAGATTAATGGAAAGTCACAAAGTAAAATCAGAAATTGGATGGATTCTTGGAAATAGGTATGATTTTGATTTTGTAGAAGAATTCCTTTCAAAGAAAGTATGTGAGCCAAAAATTTTATATAAGAAATATTTTTCTGATTTGCAAAGATTTGGTGACAGAATAGCACAGCTTATAAATGTGAATCAAAATCTTCATCCAATGTCTGGACAATTTTCTCCTCATGTTTTATATTTAACTCCACAATGCGGAGAATATGAAATGCATCAAAAAATATTGGAGAAATTTGCAGAAATAAATAAGTCTTATTGTCATTGCGAAAATGAATAAAAAAATTGTAACAATTTTATATTCTTTTCGTATAGATTAAAAAAAATATTAACTAAAACTTTATTAAAATGACAAGTATTGACAGACACATTCAAAATTTTGACAACAATCCATCTGGATTTATAAAAAAATTTGTTTTTTGGGCTATTGGAATTATTGTTGTAGTAAGTCTAATAGGATATGGTCTTGGATGGTTCTCTGAGGCTGGAGAAGTGGCACAAAAAGAGTTTGGTCCAAAAGCTGCACTTAAAAAATATGAATGGTTTAAAGATGCATCTTCAAAGTTGGAACAAAAAAGAAATGACATTCAGGTTTATGAAAACAGGATTGTCGATTTAGAAGATCAATATAAAGATACAAAAAGAAAAGACTGGGACAGGACTGACAAAGAAACATTAAATCAATGGCAAACTGAATTAGCTGGTGTGAAATTAAGTTTTAACAACCTGGCTGCAGAATACAATTCACAGAGCAGTAAATTTAATTGGGCACCATTTCAAGGAGAAATTCCACAAACATATCAACAGTACGTCACTAAGTAAATAAATTAATATTGTTAAATTTAAAAAAAAGTAAAATGAAAAAAGTGTTATTAATGTTTTCAGTGATTGCAATTGCAATTATTACAATGTCCAACTCTGGATGTGAAAGAAGAGAAAAGACTTCTGATACGGGCGTTAAAAAAGCTTCCGCAGAAATTAAAATTGGAAGTGATGGTTTGACTGCTGAACAAAAAAATGTTAAAAAAAGACTTGAAAAAGATAACGAGATCGGTGCTATTAAGCATTTGTATGTAATTTCGGCTTACTCTGGACAGGTTATTTTTTATTCAACAGTTGACACAAAAGTTACATCTTCTGGAAAGAGGTTAACGCCAAAAACAGTTAATGGTAATGGGTTTAACAATGACGGCTATAGTAATTATGTAAATATAAGCGGACGTTCTTATACAACCAATGAGCTTATAGAAGATGACGGTACTTTTGGGTCTTCAATTGAATATTTATATTGGTTCGATCAACGTGGAGCTTATCATCAACACTATATTTCTGGAGGACAAATTATACATATATCTGATCAGCCGCTTGCTGTAAAAAACATTGTTCTTAATCTTGAATTGGTTGGTAAAGAAGGAGGAAACTAATTATGTCTGAAAAATCAAAAATCGAACAAATAAAAGCTTTTTATTTAGAGCTTAATGAAACTGAAAAAGTTAACTTTCATAAGTTTCTTGAAGAACAAAAAAATAAAGAGTATGATGAATTAAAAAAGATGAGAGAAGAAATGTTCTCTCAGTTTGAAAAGAGCGGAAGTCTTGCTAAAGATTATCTAAAAAAACTGTTAAACATTTAATAATAAAGCCCCGAAAATTTATCGGGGTTTTATTTTTTTTTTAATAATTATAAAACAAAAACTATGGTTAAAGAAATTAAATTTAAAATCGAAGTTGACTCACAGAAAGAGTTTGAAAAAATTAAGAAAATAATGACGACTCATGTAGCAAATCTTGAGCTGACTGGAATTCTAAAAATTGTAGATCTAAAACAAGAAGTAGAACTTGTAGAAGAAAAGTAAATAATCTTTGGTTATTTACTTTTTTTTTGTTATATTTGTTCATTAAACAAAACGAATATGACAGACAAATTCTTTTTTAATCCCCATCTAAGACTTTCTAAGAATAAAACATTAGAACTACAGTCTGGATTCTGGCAACATTGGAGCTATTTTGACATAACTCTTAAATGGAACAGAAGAACAGATCACGCTGGTTTTATATTTGATATTCAACTGTTTGGTTTTTATTTTATTTTTCAAGTATATGACAATCGACATTTTGACTATGAATTTAATTGTTGGGAAGGAAATCAACCTCCAATAACTCCAGAAACACATCCACGTTTTTTTAATGAAGATGGAACTCTTAAAAAATTTGTTTCTCCTGGAATTTCTACAACTGAATATGATTTGTGAAACTTTCTTTAAAAAAAATCGTATAATCTGATATAAAAAGAAAGAATTAAACAAAATGGCAAAATTAGTTAAAGAAAAATTTGATATTACTGGGAACTACAAAGCTGAAAGAACAACTTTTCGTGGTCAAGTAGAGGCTTATCTTTATTATGAGACATCAAAAGATTATTTCTATTTTGAAATAAAAGAATTAGAAAAATATTTTGAAGCCATTAACATTCCGAAAATACAATCTGTAAATTTTTCACATTGCAAAACCAGAGAAAAAGCAATTGAAGTAGTGAAAATTTTGTTTAATGAATTAAGTACAAGAACAAGAATGATTAGAATTGATTTGGGAATGCCACAACATGTTTATATGATAAATAATCCAGAATATGATGAAAATAAAGATGTGCGTTTTAAAGAAAGATATATTGAAGACAAAGAATTACCATCTTATCTTTCAGCTATGTTAAGTAGGGGAAGTATGAGGGGTGAAAATGGAATTTCCTTATCTTTTACAAGGGTTATTAAAATTGAAAGCAATGGACACACTTTGTTTTGTGATTGTGATAAAAATTGGAAAGAAAGCTCTCATTTAAGTGGATATGGATTTAATTTAATTGAGTGGAGCCAGGAAAAAGAAGATTTTTTATTAAGCATGCAAAAACAAATGGACGAAATGTGTAAAAGAGTTCTTGATTTTTTTAACGCTAAGTCTCTTGAAGAGTTTTGCGCAAGAATGACTGGAACGGCTAATGTATTAAAAGAAAAGAATTAACATGGCACGATGGAAAGTTAAATACGGAGAAACAATTTGTAAGATTTGTGGAATGTGGATTTCAACAAACGGACTTGCACAAGCAAGTCATTACAAAAAACATCAAAGAGAAATGAAAAAAAGTGCTGAAAAATTAAAAGAAAACAATAATGGAAACAACAATAAAAATTAATTTAGAATTTTTTGCAGTAAGAAGCAAAGATGGAAAATATTTTCGTTCCGTTGGATTTGGCGGAGGGAAAAATTGGGTTGATGATATTAAGAAAGCAAAAATATATCCAAAGATTGGGCAAGCCAGAGCCAGGGTTACGTGGTTTAAAGCAAATTACCCAGATTTTGGAGTGGCTGACATTATTAAAATAATAGCAAATGAAGCTATTGTTTTAAGCGAAGTAGAAAGAGTTGAAAAATCTATAAACAAGAAAGAGGAAAAGGAATTAAAACGTCAGAAAGAACGTGCTGAAAGAGCTTTAAAACAAGCTGAAGAAGATTTTAAAAAAGCAGGAGAAAAATTGAGAAAATTAAAAGTTAATGAATTCTAATCAAATAACAGAAATAACAAAAGAATTAACATGTGAATTTCTTGATTTTTTAAAGTTTAAAAATCATGAGATTATAAAACCTGAAAATTTTGAAAAAATTTACGATGGTTCTACTTTTTCTTTTAACACAATGTTGGAAATGTTTATTATTATGAAAATAGGATTAATAATTTAGAAATGTTTTGGGAAAAAAAGTTATTTAATTTTTTGATTGATCGTTTTGAAAGTGCTTGTAAAAATAATAATGCTAACATTGAAATATTTAGAATTGGTTTGTCAAATTCAATATATGAGATAGAAAACAAAAAATTTTTTTGGTATAGAAGTGAGTTGGACAAAAGTGAATCAAAATCATATAATTTGAGAAGGGTAATAATGATAGATTATAAAAGCAAAAAATTATGAAAATATTTTCAGGAAAAAAGAGTTTTTATTTTGCAGAAAGAATTTGCAAAGAACTTAATGTCTCTCTTAATTGTTCAGAGAGAAAAGATTTCTCAGATGGAGAATTTGTTCATTCGTTGTGTGAAACAGTAAGAGGACAAAATGTTTACTTGGTTCAATCAACTTTTCAACCAGTTGATAATTTGTTTGAATTACTCCAGATGGCAGATGCATCTAAGAGAGCTGGAGCAAAATCTATAATTGCGGTCATTCCATATCTTGGATTTTCCAGACAAGACCAGAAAAGCGAGCCAAGAGTACCAATTACTTCTGCTTTAATAGCAAAAATGATTGAAGGTTCTGGTATTAATCATTTAGTTACAATGGATCTACACAACAATAGCATTGAGGGTATGTACAACATTCCAGTTTCTCATATTTATTCCTCTGCTGTTATTGTTCCGAAAATAAAAGAACAGTTGTTTGATAAAAACATTATGATTTGTTCTCCAGATGCAGGGGGAATGAAAAAAGCAAAAATTTATTCACAACACTTAAAAACTGATATGGTAATTTGCTATAAACATAGAGAAAAAGCAAATATAATAAAAGAAATGAAGTTAATTGGAACCGTGAAAGATAGGAATATAGTTTTGATTGATGATATGGCAGATACTTGTGGAACTCTATCTGAATGTAGTAATATACTTATAGATAATGGAGCTTTATCAGTAAGAGCGGCTGTTGCACATCCAGTTCTTTCTGGAAGAGCTTATGCAAACATAGGTAATTCAAAGTTAGAGGAGTTAATTGTAACCAACTCTATTCCCCTTAGACAAGAAAGTGAATTTTCTCAACACGATCTTGATGCATATGCTGGATATAGAAAAATATCAGTTATTGATGTTGCTCCGCTGTTTGCAAGTATAATAAAAAACATTGAGGAAGGAAGCTCAATAAGTGCAAACTTCTTAATTTAAAATTTCTAAAAATTCATTATAATTTTTGTTTATTACGAAAATAAAGTTATATTTTTGTTCTAAACACGCTTTCTTCTTTGCTAAATTTTTTTCTAAATATTTTTTGTACGTATAAGAAGATTTAATTTCTATTATTAGATTTTCTTTTTCTAAATAAAAATCAGAGAAATAAGTTTTTTGTTTTTCTTCAAAAAAGTATTTTATTGTTTTTCCTTTTTTAACTGGAATGTTATTTTCAAAATAAAAATCCAAAAAATGTTTTTCATAAGTACCCCTGTAATAAAGATTGGTTTTTTCATGAAGTTTTAAATTAAATGCTGTCTTTTGTGTTTTATTAAAGATTTCTTCATTTTGCGCAGAATATTCTACTCCATATTTTTTTAAATTAGTTTTTCTCATTTTTTCTTTTTTAGATTCAATTTTTGCTACATTTTCTGCTCCATATTTTTTTAAATTAGTTTGCTTAATTTTTTTCTTTACATCATCGTTTTGAAAAACATTTTCCACGCCATATAATTTTAAACATGAATTTTTATATTTTTTTGTATACTCATCTGTTTTTCTAAAACTTGTCTCCCCAAACTTTTTCAAAGATGTTGTTTTTACTTTGATTTGTGAGCATTTAGTGCTACAGCAATAAATGTTTAAATTTGAAATATTCTTTATATATTTATAATAGCTTAAATGTTTTTCTTTTCCACAAATATCGCATTTAACTATAATATTTGCTGTGCTTCCTTTTTGCAAATGATCAACTGGAATAGTTATTTTACAATTAGTGTGTAATTCAGTATATCCAAGATTTAATAAGTGTTTATAATTTGCAGGATTTACATTAATTTCAACTTCTTTAGACAATATCATAATTTTTTAATTTTTTTATTTCAGACTCTATAAAATTTCTAAATCTTTGGCTTTTGTTTAATCCGTGTTTTTTGCATAAGAAATTGTATTCTTTTAATTTTTCTGCCTCTATTCTTATTAAGAAGGTTTTAATTTTTTTCATATGTATATCATTTTATATATAAATATAACAAAAAAAATAAAAAATAGAAACTTTTTGTGTTTTTTTTCGTATATTGTATAAAAATATTTATGGAAGACACTTATATATCATTTGAAACAGCTAAGTTATCTCGAAGTAAGGGTTTTAATTCTATTACAAAAGAATCCATACGTGCAATGAATGACACAAGGAACAACGAAACAATTTTCTTTGATTATTATTTAGATAACACAGAAAAAGTAGAATTTCGAAAATGTGGAACAAATAGTAATCACTTTTTTGGACTGGAATCAGATTATGCTGGGACACTTTCTGAAGAAAATAAATACAAATGGTATCTAGCACCGACTCAATCAATTTTACAAAAATGGTTAAGAGAAAAACATGGTTTAATATTGTTGGTATATTTTAACGAAGGAGAAGTAAATAAATGGGAATATCACATTATTGGTAGAAAACCATTTGTTTTCGGTAATAGTTATGAAGAGGCTTTGGAGGCTGGTTTAAAAGAAGGATTAAAATTAATATAATTTTATGAAAACAAGAAAATTTAAAAATTTTGCCAACGGCAGTGTTTATTGTCTTGAGCTTGAAGATGGGATGTTAATTGAAACAACTGACACTTTTCTTCCTTTTTACACAAAAGATGCAATAGGAAAACATCAGAATTTTTTGAATAATAAAAATGTTGGAAGTAGATTGGAAAGATATTTAGTTGGAGTTTCAGTTATGTCAGGATGTCCCGTCCGTTGTAAATTCTGTGCTACGGGTCAAATGAAAAAATGGAGAAACTTAACTTCAAAAGAAATTGTTGATCAGGTAATGTTCGTTATAGAAAAAAACCCCCAATTTAACCCATTAGATAGCCAGGAATTCAAAATTAATTATACTCGTTGTGGAGAGCCCTTTTTAAACATTGAGGCCGTTAAAGAGGCTATAACTGTTATTTCTGCCAAATATCCCAATACACATCATTATGTTTCAACAATTGGAATTGAAGGTGCCGATTATTCGTGGATAAAAAATAATGTAACATTACAAATAAGTCTTCATAGTTTGGATGAAACTCACAGAAATTGGCTTATTCCTTTTAATAAAAAGGTTTCTGTTTCTGAATTGGGAAAAATAAGAACCATGAGTAATCTTAAGACTACTTTGAATTTGACTTTGGTTAACGAAGGTGATTTTGATATTGAAAAAATAAAATCTTACTTTGATAAAGACAAGTTTTTTATTAAGTTAAGTCCCATAAATCCAAATGTTACTTCTGATAAGAATCATTTGGGAAGTGGTGTGATTGAAGGTATAAATTTAATATAATATTTTATGAAAAAAAATGATGAATTAATTTTTTTAGAAGAATACTATGCATTCTGGCTAAAGAAAAACTCAGGCAGCAGTTTTGAATCTTTCATTGCTATTGCAGAAAAATCTCTTGTTAAAACTGGGCAAATAGCAAAACAATCTTTGGAGTCTTTTAATAAAACTTACGATTTGCAACAGGAATTGTTAAAAAAAGAAGAAGAGGTGAGAAAACTGATGAAAGAAATTGAAAAGTTAAAAAAAGAAGCCAACATAGCCCCAACGTTTGTAGATGATGGATGCGGACGTGGAGGATACCCAAGAAGCAGTTGTTAATTTATGGAAACAAATTTGTTTGGTCATATTGTAAAATTAAAATCTCACAGCTGTTCTTTAAATGGTGCTGAACCAGTACAAATCAAAGAACCTTATGTGAATTTGTACATTCAATTAAAAGGATGTAATGCAAAATGTAAGTTCTGCAGTTTTCAAGATGTGGCTAATGATTTTAATTTCGAAAAATTTAAACTTGTTTTAGAGGAATTAAAAAAACAATCTCCAGTTAATAAAATTTCAATCACTGGTGGAGAGCCAACAATGAATTTGGATAAGTTATATAAAATAATGAAGATTGTAAGAAAAAAGTGTCCAGATTCGTTTTTTGTAATGAACACTAATGGATATAAATTGTTGGATGTTTTTAAAGATGGAGCAAGCATGTTGCTTGATAGTATTTCTTTAAGTAGGCATCACTACAACGATAAAAAGAACAATGAAATACTGGGATTCAAGTCTATTTCAGAAAAACATATAGAAGCTATTCAACATGTTTTTTGGCAGCAAAGCGAAAAACTTCATTTAAGCTGTAATCTTATAAAAGGATATATTGATTCAGTTCAAAATGTATATAAATACCTTGAATTTGCAAATAATGTAAAAATTTATGACGTAGGATTTGTTTCTTTGATGAAAATTAACGACTTTTGCAAAGATAAGTTTATAGATTTTTCTGAACTAAATTTTAAAAACAAAAGAATGTATAATTCAAGGAGCTGGAATTTTTTAGATTCTTGTAAATGTAAAAATTATTTGTATATTCCAAAAAACATAAACAATGAAGTTGTAAAAGTTTACAATAGATGTTTTATGTTGAGGACAGAAGTTCTTAATTCTCTTGTTTTTGATGGCGAAAATTTAAAGTTCGGATTTGATGGTAAAACCTTAATTTAATATATATGAATAAAGAGATCAAAAATCAGCTCGAAGAAAACGGTTATGAATTTGCCGTTGCGATTGCAACATCAGCGGAAGTTGAAAATGGTGCAGCTTGTGGACAACTTGCTATTATTGTAGAAGAATTGTCTTAATTAATTCAAAAAAAAATTTCCCTGCAGTAAAACATTGTGGGGAAATTTGTTATTTTTATGGAAGAATCAAAATCTTTATCATCAATTTAAAATAGTTAATTATGCCGATTACAAAATAGGAAAATGGTATGTTGATCTATATAGTGCTTTTGGTTTAGACACTCCTGATTACTTAATTATGTTTAAAAGTGAAAAATAAAATATTATGAAAAAAATTTACTTAGCTGGGGGTTTTTGTAACTGGAGAGATAAAGTTGCAAATATTATAGATAATTGCATTTGGTTAGACCCTCGAAACGCTCAAGATCCTTTAACTGGTAAAAATTTTCAAAATTGGTTCGAGATGGAAGTTGAAATGCTTAAAGAGTGCGACGCAGTAATTGCATATATTTCTTTTAAGAATCTCAGTGGATATGGTAGTACATGGGAAATGGGAGTGGCTTACGCTTTAAATAAACCATATATTCTTATAAACGAAAAGGACAACGAGTATCAATGGGGTATGCAAACTAAAGGTTCTTTTGCTAATTTCAAAAATTTAAATGAAGCATTTCAATGGATAAAAAAAACAAAATGGATGGGATTAAGTGTTGCTAATTACAAGCATTATGAAAGTGGAGTTCCATGTAAACACATTGCTTGTTGGGCTCACAAATCTCACCCATGTGAATATTGTGGTAGAATTGGGTGTGAAGGAGAAGCATTTTTAAAATCAAAAGAAAAAATAAAATATGAAATATAGAAAATACATTACCGATTATTTAGTTTCACAAGCTGGTGAATACTATAAGAAAAAAGACTACAAATTCTATGAGCAAGATGGGCTTCTTTATTTGGCTAATTATGATTATGAGAATAAAAATAGAATTAAAAGTTTTACCAGTTATTCTTTGTTGTGGTTTGATGGTGGCGAAGAGCTAAAAAATAAAATTTCTAAAAAATTTAACGTACAGTTTGCAAAACAAGGGTCTGATATTGTTTGTAAATGTGGAGAGTCAAAAAATTTTTCAGCTTATTATGGACAATACGCATTGTTATTGAGATGTAATGCTTGTAACAATAGCTTTACTGCATATAGTGGATAAAAATGGGAGTTGTAATTACAAATAGTACAATTCCTGGAAGCATTACTCCAATGTGTAATGATTGTGGTATTGCCTTGTGTTGGGATGTGGAAAATTCTGAATATGAAGAATACAAAGAGTTTTGGGACAATTGGACTTGTAGAGATTGTAATCCAAACTACTCAGGTGCTTATGAAAGATTTAAAAACAAGAAAACAGAGATAAAGACAAAGATGGAAGAAAAGATTACGGGAACAGTTGAAAGGATTATATATTCTAATAGTGATAGTGCTTACTATGTTTTAAGTGTTTTAAGAAAAGATAATGAAAAAATTTGTACAATTACAGCTAATCACTTAAAAATAGTGGAGGGTATAAGTTATGAGTTTGTCGGGAAATGGATAAGCAATTCAAAATTTGGAACTCAGTTCAAGGCAGAAAATATTATTGAAATCCCACCCTCGAATAATGAAGCTATGATTAAATATTTGTCCAGTTCATTTTTTAAGGGTGTTGGGCCTGTGTTGGCTTCAAAAATTGTAAAGCACTTTAAAGGTAATGCTTATGATGTCTTAAAAACAGATATTGAAAAACTAATTGAAGTTCCTGGAATATCAAAGAAAAAATTAGAAGTTATAAAAAAATCGTGGGCTGAGAATACTGAAATAAATGAAATAATGTTGTTTTTAACATCTTACGATATAAGCACGCTATTTTCCAGTAGAATATACGAGTTTTTTGGAAGAGATTGTGTTTCTAAAATAAGAATTAACCCTTATTCTCTTACTCAGATCGATGGAATAGGATTTAAATATGCAGATAAAGTTGCATTAGATATAGGGTTTTCAAAAGATTGTAAAGAAAGAATATCGGCTGGAATTAAATATGTTTTAAATGAAAGCGAAAACGGAGAAGGACATTGTTTTTTATATCACAACCAAATATTAGAAAGAGGAATAAAAATTTTAGGAGTTGCAATAGAAGATAAGATCGATGAAGTTTTATTTAAATTAATTGATAATAATGAAATTAAATTATCAAAAATAAACAATGAAGAAAGATATTATTCTAATGAAATATTTTATGCTGAAAGAAGTGTGGTAAATAAAATTGATATATTAAAAGATGCTATGTTGAATTTAGAAGATCACATTATAGAAGAATATTTGAGTGGTGAAATTGTTAATTTAAGTGATGAACAAAAAAAATCAGTATTGGGAATATTAAAAAACGGTGGAGTTTCTATATTAACTGGTTCTGCTGGAACAGGAAAAACAACTGTTTTAAAAAGCATTTTTGATTTGTTAACAAAATTTAAAATAGATTTTGCAGCATGTTGCCCAACAGGAAAATCAGCGATGAGGGTAATAGAATCTACTGGATACAATGCTACTACAATTCATAGACTTTTAGGATATGACCATTTTAACAAATGTTTTTTGCATAATGAAAAAAACCAATTGTGTGTTGGTTTTTTAATTGTAGACGAATCAAGTATGATAAATATTGAATTGATGAATTCTTTACTTAAGGCATTACCACAAGATTGTTGTGTTTTATTTAGCGGAGATTATCAACAACTTAGCCCAATTGGATCAGGAAATCCTTTTAAAGATTTAATTATAGGAAAATGTGTTAATGTTTTTAGACTAACAAAAACCTTTAGACAATCAAATGGAAAAATTTCTGAAATTATTAGTTCGGCAAATAAAATTCTCAAAGGAGAAGAGCCAATAATTGATTCTCCATTAGAAAATCCAAAGTTATGGACAGAAGACAAGGTAGATTGTTTATTTATAGAATCTGGAGATTTTGAGGAAAAAAAATCTTTTAGTGAATATCCAGAGTGGAATTCTTTAAGATATGGATGTGATTTTTTAGAAATGATAAAAAGATTGTATTTAGAAATAATTCCAAAATATTATCCAGGAAAAAAAATACAAATAATATCTCCAATGAATAAGGGGTATTGCGGTTGTGACAATATCAATTTAACAATAAGAGAAATAGTAAATCCTTCTTCTAAAGAAAAAAACGAATTAGACTTAAAATTTAGAAATTTTAGAGAGGATGATGTTGTTATACAGTGTATTAACAATTATGACATTGGAACAGTTAATGGAGAAATAGGTATAATAAAGAAAATAAATTTAGAAGAAAAATCTGCTTTAATAGAATTTGAATATGAAAATAAAGTTGTTGAATATAAAAGAAGTGATTTATTACAATTAAAATTAGCATATGCTGTTAGTTGTCATAAATATCAAGGAAGTGAGTGTGACATCGTAATAGCAGTGTTGTCTATGGCGCACTATCCTCTTTTATATAGAAGTATGCTTTACACATTAATAACAAGAGGAAAAAATTTAGTTACTTTTGTTGGAGAAAGAAAGGCTTTGAAAATAGCAACAAATAACATTAAAGATAATCAAAGGCAAACAAGTTTAATAGAATTAATAAAATTAAAAACTATTAGTGAGAATTGTTTTTAAACAATTCATATTCTTTTATTGAACATTGTGCAAATCCTTCTTTTAAAAATATTTTTATAATATCTTTATTGAAATTATCATATAAGTCTACAAAAAAAAATTTATCTTTTGATGAATCTTTTTTGAACGCTATGATTAAAGGAATTTTATTAAGTTTGCAGTACCTTTCTTTTATTTTATCTTTCTTTTGTTGATTAGAAAAACTACATTTTCTTTCAAAAAACTCAATCGGCCTAAAATGTTGCTCTCCATGAAATTCAATGCAACATTTAATTTCTGAAAGATAACAATCAAATGGCAATTCTCTTTTTAAGATACAATTATTAAATTTTTTTTGTGGTATAAAAATAATATTGTTTTTTTTAAAAATATCATTTATTTTTTTCTCTCCCTTTGATAGTGAACAAATTGGGCATTCATTGCCACTTAAATGGTCAGATGGGGTTTGAAAAAACTCCCCGTGAATATGGCAAATAATATTAATTTTTGTTTTATTATTTTTATAATCAACTAAAGAATAGTCATATCTATTCCCGTGTATTTTTTTAGCATCTTCAACAAATTCCTCTGTTGTTTTTCTTGCTCCACCAACACATCTTGGACACTTGCTCCCAGACAAATGTCTATATGGGGTTTGTTTAAATATACCATGAATAGGGCAAGATATATTAAGATTAGTTTTGCTGTTTTTATAAATTGCGAATGAATAATCATATTTATTGGAATGTACCTTATTTGCTTTTTTTATAAAATCAGCAATTGTCATTTTTACATTCTTTGCACATTTTGAGCAACCATATTTATATAAATGACCACGTGGGGTTTGTTCAAAAATTCCATGAATTGGACAAATTATCTTTACCTTAGATTCTGAACCAACATATTCAACCAAAGAATAATCATATTTGTTTTCATGTATAATTTTTGATTCTTTTATAAATTTTTCCGTTGTTTTATTTTTTCCAGCACACTTTGGGCATCCACTTCCGCTTAGATGTAACTCAGCAGATTGGGAAAACTTTTCATGTGTTGTGCAAATTATTTCCACTTTTTTCTTTATATCTTTATAATCAACTAAAGAATAATCATATTTGTTTCCATGAATTTTTTTTGCTTTGCAAATGAATTCTTCTTGCGTTAATTTTTTAGACATTACATCCTCCTTTCTCAATACTTGTGAAATATTCCTCTAATAACCAATTAAAGAACTTAGATTTATTTTTAACTTCTAACTCTTCGAGTTTATAAAAAAGCTCTTTTGGAAGATAAATGGTTAAATCTTGTCTTTTTTCTTCTGATGATAATTTTTTTCGTCCCATATATAAGTTTTTATTTGTTTATTATAAATAGGAAGAAAAAATAAAAACACGGAAGTTACGTGTCTTTTTTAACATTTTTTAACAAATATTTTTCTAAAAGACTTATAATCAGTTTTGTTTTGTTGTAGTTTCCTTCATTTAATTTTTTTGTTATCTCTGGGGTTAAAACAATATCCAGCCTTTTTGTTTCCTTTTTTGCCATATAATTTTTGTTTTTTCATAAATATAATGTATTTTTGTATTAAAACAAAATAAAAATGAGTAATCTTATAATTAGCAATCACTACAGGTTCGATTCAAACAGAACTTTAATGAAATTAATGAGTTTGAAGAGTGAGTTGAAATTTAAAGGCTATTTTATGGAAAAGAGTAAAACTGATGGGTATTATTTTATTGGTAAATTTAGTAAGCAAGGATTTGAAATTGAATTTAATTGGGAATATTTAATTACCGAATCTGCTGATGATGTCATAGATTATTTAAATCACATAATATATATTCCATTATGAGTTCTCTGTTAAATTCATCAAAAAAAAGAAAAAGGCTTACTGTAAAACAAAATTACGAAATGTGTCTTCACGCATTTTACAATTTAAGAAGTGAAGTTAAATTTAAGGGACATTCTCTAACTTTGTGTGACGATAAACTTCACATAATTTTAAAAGATTTAAATACTGAAAAAGAGTATAGTTCTGATATATTTAAAACGATGTATGTTGATGCAGATGAGTTTATAAGAAACACAAAGGAATCATATATTGATTTAAGTTATTTTGGTGATATTGCAACAAAATAAAAAAGCCAGGATTTGCCTGGCTTTTGTTTTATGTTTTTGTTTTAATTATTTTAACTAGCTTAGAGGCATCCTCATATCTTTCTTCGGAAACAGCAGATTTAAGTTCGTCTTGAAGTTCTATTAAATACATATCTTCAAAGTTTTTTGGAGTATTTACTGTTGTTTCTTGTTTTTCTGCGGCTGCTTGTGACAATTGAGATAATTCATCTCCTAATTGTTGTGTGGTTGTATTAAGATTTTCCTCATCTGTTTCTTCTGGAACAGCTTCTTCAGATGATAAATCTCTTTCGATGTTGTCAACCATTTGGCTAATGTTGTTTATTGCTTTCTGTCCATTATAAACTAAATCGTTCATAAAACTTATAAATTCATTTGGTTCCATCATTGAGATATCGTTAAGTAAATATGCAACCAGTGTGTAATTACTTTCTTTTTCATGAACAATTACATAATCAATAGCATCGTGTAAATATTTCCAAAGAGTTGGCCCAATACGTTTATGCCATATTTCTTCTTCAAAAACATCTGATTGTTTTATTATTTCAGAAGATACGTTTGCACCAAATCTTTCTGTAAGACTAATTAAATAATTTGCAAACAAAAGTTCTATTGCAGCTTTTGGTGTTTCGTGTAAAAGAATTGGAAATATTGTTGCCACAGCTTCAGCTTTTACATTGTTGTTTTCGTCTTTTTTCAGTTTAGAAAGACCCATCATTTGTGCTGATCCCATCACATCTTCAAATGGGTATTTCCACATAAATAAAGCAACATTTGGCATTGTTTTTTCATATAATGGATACAATCTTTGATCAATAGCATCTAATTCTTTTTTTATAGACATAAATGTAGAATGTGCTCGAAAACCCGACCCTATAATTAAAGCATTTTGAATTTTTCTTTTTTCTACATGTTTTTTTATAATTTCTTTTTCTTCTTCTGTAAATTGTAAATCTTGAGCTACTTCCTGAGTTAAATTGTCTGTATCGTTACTTGGTTTATTAACTTGTCTAACCAATTTAGCTTCTAATTTATCAGAAACTTCATCTGGAAGACCAAATTGTTCTTTTATTTTTCTAATTGCCAAAGATTCTAAAGCCTCTTTATGCTGCATTTCTATTGATGACATAAATTGAAAAGCTTTCATTATTTCCATTGTGTTCATTTTTCCCAATGGTTTAATATCTCTAATGATTTTATTAAACTCTTCGCTTCCTATTTTTTCTAAAGTTGAATAATCGGGATCTCCTCCTTTAAAAAACTCAGAATCTGAAAAGGCAGTTTTTTTTCCACCTTCGATTCCACTTCTGACTGATGGATGAGGTTCATCAAATTCAGGATCTTCTATGTTCATTGCCATTTCTTTATGCTTTTGGTTTTGGTCCTGGTGTTTCCTCTGGCCACTTATCTGGAACCAACTTTCTTTTTCTATGTGGAACGGTTGGGGTTTGTGGTTCTTTTGTTTTTTTATCTGGTTCAACAACTGGATTTGTTAATTCTATATTTTTCATGTTTTATTTAAATTTAATTCGGTCAGAGTGTGTATTCTTTTCTATGCCTATATTATCCAAACCATAATTGAAAAGTATTTCTAATGAAGTAGAATTTAATTTTGTTTCTAATAAATTAATGTGGTTCTCATTAATTTTTTCTTTGCTTAAAAATTTTGCTATGTTAATGGATTTTTTAAATAACACTTTTGCATTTTTGTTAAATTGTCTTTGCCAAAATTCAAAGAATTTATCTGGTTCTTTGGGGTAATTTTGATCTTCTGAGGAAATATTCATGGTGTTTTTAGAATAGTTTAAAGATAGATTAAAAGAATCAATGAATTGCTTTCTGTCATTATATGGAATGTTTTTTAGGTTATTAGCATCAAATTTATCCATTCTTTGGAAATCTTTAAATGCAGTTAAGTGTCCAAGCTGTTCTATTACAAAATCTATTGGTTTCCCTTTGTATTTATCTGCCTCTACAGACAGCTGAGTAAGTCTTGCGTTTCTTTCTTTTGGAAGATTTAAATAGAATATTTCTGTGAAATCTTTTAGTGTTGGATATTTATTTAATAATTCTAAAGAGAAATTTGATGTCATTCTATTGACAGAGTTTAAAATTTTTGTTGTTTTCTTTTTGTTAAATGTCACAATATCATCAAAAAAATGATGTAATTCATGAGAGAACACACTTTTTAAATGTTCTTCTAAGTTTGTTTTATAATCCCAATTGTGTATTCTTAAATTTATTGCACCGTTATACTTAACAATTCCATCAACAATTTCTTGATCTATGCTTTCTTCAGAAAATTGACCACTAACAATGTTTTCGACATTTTCAGTTGATTCTTTGTGGAAATATATTGTAATCATTAGCTCATTTACAAAAGCATTGTTGGATAGATATAATTCAGAAACAGGAATTGTAGTCCAATATGTTTTTTGTTTATATTCAATTATATTGGGCACCATTTTATAAAATTCTTTCATATAATATGGAGCAAGTTTTTTTACGATTTCTTTAATTTCAAGAACAACATGCACTTTTTCTTGAATTATTTTTCTAATTTTATTCATATTCCAATGATGTTTATATAAATATAACAAAAACAAAATATAATTTAAATAATATTGTTTAGGATATTGACATTAGAGAAAAATTTTTGTATATTATTGTCATTATAATTTAAAAATATTTATCATTAAAAGCACACATGCAAAATAAATTCAGAAAATTAGTTAGAGAAGTTTTGGGTCATTATCTTCCGCTGGATAATATTTCAGATAAGTATTCGAGAAGAATAATGGAAATATTAACAAACAAATTTCAACAAAAAAAAGAAAAATTAGGAAGTGAAGACAATTTGCGTATAGATGAAAAAATGTCTGATGAAGATAGAAAAATATCTAAAATATGGGAAATTAGAATAGATATAATTCCAGATGAAGAAAAAAGTAATAAAATAAACCGTGTTTCAGGGAGGTTAATAAAATTAAGACAAGATTTTATTAGAAATGAATTTAGGTATTTTGTAAAATTTGAAATTTACATAATTAATTGGGATTATAAAACAGACTTAAAAAATGATATAAAAAAGGTTTTTTCACATGAATTATTTCACTCATTTCAACATATAACAACAATTGATTCAAATAATTATTCAAAAGCTTTATACAATACCAGAAATAAAATGAAAAATTTAGAATTTTTTGATGGAATAGATGAATTTGAAAGGTTTATGGATATTTTCTATTTAAGTTTACCTGAAGAAGTGGATGCAAGAGTGCATGAAGCATATGTTCAAATCAAAAATCTTAAATTAAATTTTCATGCAAAGACACATGATGAAGTTTTAAGAGAGTTGAATAAGTTATCTGTTTTCAGAGATTTTTTAAAAGTACAAAAGTTTAAACCCCATTGGGTTTTAAATTTGGATGAATTTATAAAAGAAGATTTTGTTAATGATTTTAACAAATATCTTTTAAAATTTTCAAAAGAAGGAAATGTAAATTCTATAAAAATAATTGATAATCCAGATGATTTCTTTAATTATTGGATTGGTAGAGCAAAGAGAATGAGTCTAGAAGCAAGGCATAAAATTGTTTCTCAAGCTATAAACTTATTTGCAGACAAAGAAGTTGTGACCGAATATGGCAATCCTAAATATAGAAGCTATATGGAACAATTATTAGACGAGATTTATTATAATATAAAATGCGCAGTGATGATTTATGATAATGGACCAGACACACATTATTATCACGGAGAAATGGAAGATGAGTTTCTAAATGAAATAAAAAAATACTCTAAATTTGTAATATAAAATTTCAAATATTTATATAAAAAATAAATATGATAACTGAAAATTACAAAAACAGATTACAAGAGTTGGCTGGTGTCAAAAAGAAGATTATTGCTTATCATGGAACTCCGCATAAATTCGATAAGTTTAAATTAGAAAAATCTGGGTCTCAAAACAATGCTGGAGATTTTGGTAGAGGTTTATATTTCTCAACAGATAAAAAAGTTGCAGAAACTTATGCTAACGGTTCTGATGGATATATATTAACTGTAGAATTAGATGTTAAAAACCCGTATAAAATAGATTATGAAAAATATTCAGAATATAAAATGAACCAAGAAAACGGGAAAATTGACAGGAATTTAATTAACCCAGAAGTACAAAAATACATTGATATCCTAACTAAAGGAGGAGCAGACTTTGGGTATTCAGATGTGAAAAATGAAGAAACAAGAATGATAGATTTTTTTTCTATATCTGACAAGTTTGGAGCTATTAAAATATCTAAGTGTTTAGAAAATGAAGGATATGATGCAATAATAATTGAATATGGCACTGGTGAAGAAATTGTTGTTTTTAATGATAATCAAACAAAAATTATAAAAAGTGAAAAAGTTTAATTTTGATAATTGAATTTTTTTTATTAAATTTGCCTGTAATTGAATTACGGGCATTTTTATTTTATAAAAACTTAAAAAAATAGTATATGGAACCTATTGGAAAAAGTTTCACCCCTGATACACATTAATTTTATTTTGTCATATTTATAAGAAAAAGATATGGCAAAAAATAATAAAAAATGTAATTTTGAGAAATTATTAGATGAAAATTTAGAAAAATATTATTGGCTCGGATTTTTACTTGCAGATGCAAGCTTTAAAAGTACTAAAGAAATTGTAATAGCTTTGTCTAAAAAAGACAAGCAACACCTGTTAAAATTAAAAGATTTTTTAAATATTGAAAACATATCTTACAACAAAAAAACTAAATCTTTTAGAATAGGAGGGAGAGACTCTTTAATTTTTGATAGAATAACAAAATTATATGATATTGGAAGTAATAAAACGTATTGTCCTCCTAATTTAACTTCTATAAAAGAATGTGATAAAATATTTAGTTTAATAATTGGATTCATAGATGGAGATGGCTGTATAACCACTTTGCACGAAAGAAAAGACTGTAATTTAAGAGTAAAATGCCATTCAAGTTGGTTAAGCCAATTAAAATATTTTTTAGAAGTGTTATATAAGGATTTTACTTTTAAATTGCCAAGTGCAAGAATTAATGGGTGTGGATATGCAGAATTTGCCATATCAAATTCAGTTGTCTTAAAAGGAATAAAAAGAAAGGCGATTTCTCTAAATATTCCTTTTATGAAAAGAAAGTGGGATAAAATTGATTTAAATTTTATTAGCAGAAATGAAAAGGCACAAAAAAACAAAATAAAAATTATACACTTATTAGAAAGTGGTAAAAAAAATAAAGAAATTTGTCAAGAACTAAATTTAAGACCTTCAACATTAAGTAATTTTATAAAAAATAATAATTTAAAAAAATAAAAATATGAAAACAATATTGCAAGTTGTAGAAATTGTAAAAAAACAAATTCGGGAAAAAATGTTAGAAGAACAAAAAAGTAAAAGAAAAATATTCTTTACAAGTGACTGGCATATAAACGATAATAGATTAAACTTATATGGTCGTGATTTAATCTTTAAAAACGAAAAAGAAGTTAATGAACACCTAAAAGATGTATTTAATAAAACCGTTGGGAAAAATGATTTGACATATTTCTTGGGAGACATATCGATGGACAAAGATGGTTTAGATATTTTAAATCAGTTAAATGGTAAAAAAATATTAATTAAAGGAAATTACGATATTTCGAAAGAAAATGGAGGAACAGCAAATTTTGAAATTAACGACAAAATGTTGTTAAAATATTTCGATGAAGTTTATGATGAGTTGGAAATTGAAATTGGTGGAGAAAAAGTGTACTTGAACCATTTTCCAACCAATGCAAAAGAAAATGTGTTTAATATTGTTGGACATATTCATGGGCTATGGAAAGTTCAAAGGAATTCTGTAAATGTTGGCGTAGATATTTGGCATTTTACTCCCGTTTCTGAAGAACTAATTAAATTTCAAATGAACGGAATTAGAGTTCATTATGATCAAAACGTTTTTGTTGGCGAGTTGATTTCAAACATTAAACACAGGGTCGGAACAGTGCAGGTTTTAAGAGCTCCAGAACAATATAAAGTATCTACATTTGAAGAAAACCAAGACATTGTTGTGTTTTTAGCAGGACCAATTCAAGGCGCAAATTGGCATGAAAACTTTTTAGAGAAGATTCAAGAAGGATTGAAAAATGTAAAAACAAATAAAAATATAATTTTGGTCTGTCCAAAAAGGTTAGGAGAATTTAGTAAAAAAGATTTTGTTTACGAAGAACAAGTAAATTGGGAAAGTGAATATTTAGAAAAAGCATCTAAACAAGGAATAATAGTGTTTTGGTTGGCAAAAGAAGTTGAAAAAATTGAAGGAAGAAGCTTTGCTCAAACAACTAGGTGGGAAATATCAGAGTGGTGGACAAAATCACAACAAAAATATGTTAAAATTATAGTTGGTGCAGATAAAGGGTTCGAAGGGCAAAGATATATTACATATAAATTTAAGTTAACAAATCCAGACTTTGAAATTATAACCAATGAAAAAGATATGATTAATGAAATTGTTAAACAAATTAAAAAGATGATTTAATTTAAAGAACTTTAGTATAATATTTTATTCTATCATCATTTGACTTGTTTATTTCCATTTTTGTGCTTCTGTAATGATAATTAAACAAAATTTCCATAGACTTAAGACTCAAATCATCATCAAACTTATAATTCCAATTTTCTTTAATTGGAGAGTTTGCCATTTTTTTTGCAATAGAAATTGAGTCTTTAAACAATTTTTGTGAATTTTTTTTAAATTGCTCTTTCCAAAAACCAAAAAACTTGTCTGGTTCTTTTGGATAGTTTATTTCTTCTGCTGATATATTAAATTTTTTTCTGTTATAATTCAAAGAAATGTTAAATAATTCTATAAACTTTTTTCTATCTTCAATCGGAATGTAATTTAATTTATTTACATCAAATTTATCCATTCTTTGGAAATCTTTAAATGGTGCAAATTTACCGAGTTTTTCAATGATAACATCCAATGTCTGATCTTTGTATTTTTTGGCCTCAAAATTTACTGCTTGAATTCTTGCATTTCTTTCTTTTGAGAGATTTAAATAAAATATCTCTGTAAAATCTTTTAATTCTGGATATTTTTCTAATAACTTTTGGGAAATATCAATTGTCATACGATTGACTGAATTTAAAAATTTTGTAGTTTTTTTCTTGTTAAATGTTATTATATCATCAAAAAAATGATGTAACTCATGGTCAAGAACATTTTTTATTTGATGGGTTAAATCGGTGTTGTAATCCCAATTATACAGTTTTAATTTAATTTCTCCGTTATATTTTATAATTCCATTTACAATTTCTTGGTCAATACTTTCTTCTATGTAACTTCCGCCAACTTTGTTTATTTCTTTATTGTCGGCTTCCTTTTTAAATTCAACATTAATAATCAAAAAATTAACAAATGCACTATGAGATAAATTTAATTCTTGTACAGTAAAAGAAGTTCCTGCTGTTTTTTGTTTATATTGAATTGCATAATTTTTCTCAGAACTAATTCTTTTCATACAATAAGGAGCCAATTCGTTTGTTATTTTTTCTATTTCTAAGATAGCATGTAATTCTTCTTTTATTATTTTCCTGATTTTCTCCATAATAAATTTTGTTTTTTAATAAATATAATTTATTTTTGCATTTAAATCAAACAAATTGTATAATTTTTCGTATAAATTAGAAAACATTCATTATGATTAAAAAAATATTTGACGAAATAGCGGCTGAAAGCTCGACTATTAAAAAAATGGAAATTCTTGATTCTTATAAGGATAATGAACTTTTAAAAAGAGTTCTTTATATGGCCTGTTCAAAAAGAGTAAAATTTTACATAAAAACAATCCCAGAATATATAAATGTTGGACAAAATGAAACTTTGGAATCTGCCTTAGAAAGATTGTCAAAATTAAGTAGCAGAGAACTTACTGGTTATGCCGCTATTTCTCATTTGTCAAACACTTTAGAATCATTGTCTCCAGAAAATGCTTATATAATTGAGCGTATTATCGAAAAAAAGCCGAAAATTGGACTTGAAACAAAAATGCTAAATAAAGTATGGACGGATTTGATTGAAAAAGTAGGATATCAGGGATGTAAAGCATATTCAAGAGATCTGGTTGATAAATTATTTAAGAAATTCAAAAAAGTTTACAGTCAACTAAAGCTTGACGGTCAATACATTAACGTTACAATTAGCGATGGAGATGTTGAAATGGTCTCACGACAAGGTGAACCAACAAATCTTGAAAATCCCAAATTTCTTAAAGAATTGAAAATGCTACCAGATGGTGTTTTGAATTGTGAATTAACTATGGATAACGTTGAAAGATACAAAAGTAATGGTATGATTACATCTTTAATATCTATCGCAAACAAAAAAAGTAAAGGTGAAAATGTTGATAAAGAAATTGCGAAATTCGAATCTAAACACATGCCATATAGAGAAGCTTTGGATTTAATTAGAATAACTTCCTGGGACTTATTAACCCTTGATGAATATTACTCAAGAACTTGCAGTAGAGTTTATGATGATAGGCTTGAAGAACTTAAAAAAGTTGTGGTTGGATTTGAAATGTTATCTGTAGTCGAAACCAGGATTGTTAAAAATAAAGAAGAAGCAATGGAACATTTTGAAGATGTTTTGTTGAGAGGTTTGGAGGGTACAATTCTTAAAGCTGCAGATGGGTTGTGGGTAGATTCAAAACCATCATATCAAATAAAATTAAAGAAGGAAGTAATGTTAGATCTAAAAATTGTTGGATTTAGTTACGGAGATAAAGGAACCAAAAACGAAAATGTTATATCTTCTTTACTGGTACAAAGCGATGATGGATTGTTAAAGTCTACAGCAGGTGGAATAACGGAAGATGACATGGAAGAAATTACTAATAATCAAGGCAAGTATTTGGGAGCAATCGCTGAAATAAAATGTAATGGAGTTTCCATTACAGAAAAGGGATATTCTTTGTTACATCCAAGATATATTAAGCATAGAATTGGAGATAAAGATGTTGCCAATACCCTTGAAGAATGTTTAGAAATTCATAAAGCATCAAGTTTGTAATAACTTTTTTATTAAAATTTCGTATACATTAAAAAAAGCTATTATGAAAATTATTTTCTTTTATATTTTAGTGTGGATTAGTAGTGCATTTACTTTTTCATATTTGTATGTTTCTGGGTTTTTTAAACTCCAAGCTCTAAGAATCAAATTATTAATTTTAAAAAACTTTTAAAATGTTTAGTTTCCTTAAAAGAATAGATGTAGAAAATATTCCTATATTGAGGTCTATTTTCTCTGGATTAATTACCACTTTAAATTATAGTGTACTGTTGTGGTTTATTTTTTTGGCAAATTTTCACTGGTTTTCAATTCCTCTTGTAATAATTTCTGTTTCTTGTGCAATGGCATATTCTTGGAAAGAAGATAATCAAACTGTTAAAAAAGGAGAGTATAAAATGGAAAAAGATCTTTTTATCTATTCTATTTTTAATTTAATTATTTTTTGGTCTTTGATTGCATACTTGTTTTTAAATGTAAATTTAAGTTTTTTTGCAATTCAACTTATATGTTTAGCATGTGCCCTTGCAATTTTTAAAACATTATCTTCTATTTTTATTTTGACAGGAATGATGAATGCTTTAAAAAGAGTACCAGACATAAGAAAAAAGTATGAAAATAATAAAATAGACTTTTCAACATCAATGGAAGATCTTGAAAAAGAAAACAAATCAATGAAAAAGCAAGCCGTTTTTGGAGTGCTTTTTGCTTTTTTACCAGCTATATTTGGAATATTTTTTTTATATTGGGCTTTCTATTATGTAATAGTTGCTCTTAATATTCCACTGGAGTTTAAATTGTATATAGTGTTTGTAATTATATTTGAAATTGTATTGTCAAATTTTTCTAGAATTCTAAAAAAACAGTTAATTAACAAAATAATAGATGAAATCCATGAATAATAAAGAGATTGAGGAAATTAAAAAAGTAATGATTTCCAATTTAAAAAACGGAATTGAGGAAAATATGCTGGAAAATTTTGTTGAAAACTTTGACGAGTGGAAAATGAAATTAAATTCAGTTAATGCTCTGGTAAACCATGTTGATCCATCTATTTCTCCATATTCTTATAATGATTTTTGTAAAGGAATAATTGAAATAACAAAGAACTCATTTGAGAAAGTGGTTGAATACGACAAGTTGTTTTTAACAAGTTCTGAGTATTTTAAAATAATGCAAGAAAATTCTCTTGATGAAGATAAAATGGAAAAAGCAATGTTAGAAGAATTAAATAAAAAATTCATGAATAACTTAATGCTTGTTTTAAACAAAGAACACTTAAAGGAATCAGTTAGATTCAAATTAAAAGATCAATTTTCTCTTGTTGAAAAAGAACTGGATTTAAGTTTGGAAATTGCAAAAGAAATATTGAGAAAACACGAAGAAGAAAACGGTGAATAATTTTAAAAATGAAAACACTGGATTTAACTGAGGAACAAAAAAGCAAATTGGTGGAAATGAGTAAAGACTTGTTTCCAGAGTATGATACGATAGTAATGTTTAATGATGATAACAAAATGTTGTTTTTAAAAGGTTCCCAAGCAAACTCTCCAATTAGCTGGTTTGAACTGTGCATTATACACTTACCAAAAAGAATAGCAGAGAACTTTAATACAGTATATCCAAAAGAAAAACATGCTCTTATAATTGATCTAATGATGAAAAAAATGTTGGATTATTCTTCTGTTGACAAAACTCATCCTGTAGACTATTTATACGAAATGTATCAAAAAACATTAGAAAATGAAAAATAATATTAGCATAAAGAATAAAAAGGCCAGCTTTGAATTTCTTTTTATAGAAGAATTTGTGGCTGGAATAGCGCTGGTTGGATCAGAAGTGAAGTCAATTAGGAACGGGGCCGTAAGTTTTACTGATGCTTATTGTTATATTAAGGATGGTGAGGTTTTTGTAAAAAACATTCACGTTTCTGAATATAAAAACTCAAGCTATGATCAGCATGAGCCAAAGAGAGATAGAAAACTTCTTCTTACTAAAAGAGAAATTAAAAAACTAAAAAGCAAAACACAAGAAAAAGGTTTTACAATTGTCCCTACGAAAATATTTGTTAATGACAAAGGTTTAATTAAGCTTGGAATAGCCCTGGCTAAAGGAAAAAAACTTTTCGACAAAAAAATGAGTTTAAAAATTAAAGAAATAGACAGAGAAATTAATGAAAGTAGATGATAATATGATTTTTTTCATAATTTCCCAAATTTACATATATTTATATAAAAAATATAGATATATGGAAAAAACAATTTGGAAAAAAGAAGAAGATGATTTTTTGTTTGAAAATTACGAATCTTTAAATAAAAAAGATTTAATAAGTCACTTGCAAAGAACGTGGATTGGAATTCAGAGCAGAGCATCAAAACTTGGAATAAAAAGAATTAAAGTAAATCATAAAAATGGGGAACAAAAAATATGGAAAACTCAGGAGATAAAATATTTGAAAGAGAATTATAAAAAAGGTAATGTTGATGATTTTGTAAAAAAATTAGGAAGATCTTGGAGTGCAATTCAACAAAAAGCATTTTGTTTTAAGTTAAAACGTGAATCAGAATCTTTTTCCAATCCATTCAAATTAATAAACGGTTCAAATGAAAGTTTATATTGGATTGGATTTTGTTTAGCAGATGGTCATTTTAATGAAAAAAGCAAACAACTACAAATTAATTTAGCAATAAAAGATTTTAAACATTTAAAAAAATTAGCAAAATTTATAAATTACACTTGACTAAACCAAGTTTGTATGTTGGAATTAGAGAAATATGGGATTTTTTATATAAAAAATTTAAAATAAATCACAACAAAACTTATGTTCCTTGTGATTTTAACAAACTAACAAAAGATGAATTAGTTCCAATTGCAATAGGGTTTATTGATGGAGATGGTTCTATAAATAAAAGGGGTTATATTACAATTAAAGTACACAAGAATTGGGAGGAAAACATAATAAAAATGTTAAGTCCTTTTACTGATAAATTTAATAAGATTTATACTCCGTATTATGATGGAAATTTAGTGTCTTGTCATGTAACTGATATAGAAATTACAAAATATATTAAAAATTTGGCTATTAATTTAAAACTTCCTATTTTAAAAAGAAAGTGGAATAATATATCATTTGAAAAATTATCCCAAAAAGAAAATTGTAAAAAAAATTTAAACATTTGCAAGCTTTATTATAAAAAAGGTATTTCTGTAAAGGAGTTGATTAAAATAACTGGTTTGAGCGAATCAGTAATTTATAAAAACATTAAAATTTTAAAAAAAGAAGGATGTTGTGTATAACGGTTGCGTGTATGAAACGTTGCCAACACAGAACTTAATAAAATGAACAAAATTATAAAATTAGTATAAACTTAAAAAAGACCACGAAAGGCAATGTTTTATACACGTTGTTATGTGGCGTTAATTATTATGGAAGAATTAAAATTTGACAAGGAAACAGCAGAAGGACTTTATCGTATATTCTGTGGGTTAAGTAGTAGATGTTATCAAAATGCAGAAGTGTATGATGAAGCAAAACCAAATATGAAAAAAGCATACGAGGAAGTGCTTGAGTGGGGTAGAAAAAATTGTGATGACATGAGAGGCGAAAAGTTGCGTGGTGCTTAATGCCACATAACGGTTGTAAATATAACCAGTGCTACCACAAATGTTTGATTGAAACACTACACTAATAATTTTTATTTTTTAGGGTGGATTTTTAATTTTTTAATATTTATATATAAAAAACTGGATATTATGATTACAAAACAAGAAGATTTTATACGTAAATTAATTAGAGAAGAATTTGGCAAATTAAAAATTAAGCCAAATATATCAAGAAGTACTGGGTTTGGTTTAAATTTGGTATATTTATCCATATCAAAATCATATGCAAGTGCATATGCAAATGGGCAAACATCAGCGGCACATGCATACAGACATCCAATAAAAAATGGTGTTTTGTTTTATGTTTGTTTGGATAATGTAAATAAACATTTTGGTGGTGATATTTGGATTTCTGGATATAAAGATGAAATAATTGATGATTTGAAACAATATAAAAGGGAGTGGAATGAAGAAGATTACTCAGAACATGAACTAACAAATTTAACTAAGGAGTTTTTAAACGGATGTGGTTTTAGTGAAGAGCCAAATTTAAAAGAAGTGGATGTGTTGCTTACATATATAAAAAAAGACGATTTATCACTACTATCTCCCTTAGAATGGTCAAGTATACAAGAACAATATGGTGGATATAGTGAAATATGTTTAAAAAATATTCCAGTAGAAAATATTGTTAAAGTAGAAATATACAAAGATGGTGAAATAACAAAAACCATTAATGGTAAATATAATAATGAATGTGAAACTACTTTTTATCATGGTTCTCCATTGAGCTTTTGGACGCATTTATTGTAAACTTTAACAGTTTTGAAAAAACTGAAGTGCGTGGGCAAAAAAATAAAAATTATGGTAAAACTTGTGCAAATCTTGCTACGAAGCACTGACAGCATTGGTTATATTTGCTGTTATGCACATTTGCTCGTAACAAAATCTAATTATTTACGTATAATATAAAAAGCAATTGTGTATAACGGTCACAGATAACAGCAGTTTAAACGAATTTTAATATGAAAAACAAAAGTAAAAAATTAACAAAAAACATTGATAATAGCACTGAAAAATTGTTGTTATCTGATGTTAGTGTGCGAAGCGAACAGTTACCACATTGCACACAAGAAGAACATAGTAAAAAAAGTATATTTGGCAAACAACGGTACTGTGAAAAATGTAATAGTTTTATGTGGTAATTGATGCTAACGGTTGCAAATATATTATAGTTTTAAAAATTTTATTATGAAATGGGCAATTAAAATAACAGAAGAAAATTTACTTGATGTTCTAAAATATAGAGCATTTAATGAAATTGTTGAAGATAGAACTAAACAATGGATTGGTAAATATATGACTGAAAGTAAATTTTTTTCAGCCAATAAACCGAAGAAATATCCAATTGTAGTGACAGTTCCAAATTTTTAAAATTAAATATATTTGCTGTTATAGCATCGTTTTAATGTGCTATAACGGACAGGTATATGACCAGTGCGATAATTACGCACAAATATTGATACGAGGTAAAATGTAATAATTAAATATTTTGAGCGATGGAATGGACAGCAGAACAAATTAATGAACATATAGACAAATTTTTGCCTATTAAAACAAATCCAATACCGAAAAGTGTGATAGTTACAATTTGGTGTGATAGTGGAGAAATGGACACGAGTGGATTTGCAGAGAATACCACATTTGATGAAATAGGATTAAATGCCTTAATTCAAGGTCAAAGGGTAAAGACTACGGAGGCGGTTTTTTACAATTGACCATAACGTTTACAGCTATGTTTAGTTGCTGATTTTGAAACACTAAGCTATCAAATTAAGATGTATTATGAACAAAGAACAAAACTTAAATAGCACAGATAACCAGCAATTAAATATAGCTGGTGTTAGCAAACGTTATATGTTAAAAGGATATTTAGTTAAAGGATTAAATAATATAGAACATTGGGAAATACCTGTTGAGAGAAAGAATGATAAATGGTATCATTTTAACACAGATAAACCAATTGACAATTATATAGTTATTCTAAATGTTACTGAATAATGTTTGCTAACGGTTGCGTGTATGTTGTCGTTTTAATGCAACATACACGCTGTTAGGTGTCTGTATTTTTTAATTTTTTAGGGAGGGAAATAAAAATGAATTTAGAAGAAAAAGCAATAAAATTTATACATACGGTTGCAAACGCTACCGACAAACCATTATTTGCAGGTAATTCTGGAGGTAAAGATAGTGCCGTAGTTGATTATTTATTGCAAAAATCAGGCATCGAATATACTTCAATTTATGCAAATACAACTATCGACCCGATTGGAACAATAAAGCACATTAGAGATAATTACCCACACACAGTAATAATGCAACCAAAAGAAACATTTTATCAATTAGTTGAACGCAAAGGATTACCAACAAGATTAAATCGCTATTGCTGTGAATTTTTGAAAGAATACGTTTCGGTTGGTAAAATTATGTTTGAAGGTGTTCGTAGTTCTGAAAGCAAGAACCGACAAAATAGAGATTACGTGCAATGCGATAATAGAAAATGGCAAAAAGGAAGCCAACACGTTTATCCAATTTACGATTGGACTGATAAAGATGTTTATTCATTTATTGCCGAAAAACAAATAAAACTTGCACCACATTACGGAACTGGAGCAAATAGACTTGGTTGCGTTGGCTGCCCATTAGTGAGCCGAAAAGGTGCAAGAGAAAAAGAATTTGAACTTTATCCAAAATATTATGAAGCGATTAAACGAGCAATTACAAAAGGAATGAGCAAAAATCCACAATGGAAATTAACTTGTGCCACGAATGGAAACGGAGAGATTGCAATGCAATGGTGGTTAAGTGGCAAAACAATGAACGAGTTTTTTCCAAACGGTTTTGAAAAAACCGAAGTGGGGTGGCAAAAAAATTAAAAAATATTGCACCTAACGATTGGGTGTATGAGAAGGTTTGCTTGTATAAACTTTCAAATTACCACTATCGTTGATAGCAAACTTTCTTATACACCTTGTTATATGCAGTGCGGATTTATACTACAAACTTTGATATGAGAGATGAAACTTTTTGTTTTATTTTTTGTGGGAAGAAATTTAAAATTTGAATATTTATATATAAAGTAAAATATATGGAGAAAGATATGAAACTACGCAAATTTATAGCAACTACTATACGTGAATATTTGAATGAACAAGTGGAAAATTCAGATAATGATTTTGATTACAACTATAAATTTGATAAATCTAAATTACAACCATTTATTGATAATGCAAGAAAATGGAAAGAAAATGATTTTGTTGAAGAATATGTTTATTTAAACGATATTAATTTAATTAAAGATTATGGTAGAATAAATAAAGGTGATGAAATTGTTATTGGTAGAATTGTTAAAGATAATAATAACAATACCGTTTATAAAAATAGAACTACATCATTTGCACATTATAAAACGATAATTGCGGATAAAGATTATGGTAGTAATCATTGGACATTTATAATGGATAATACTAAAGAACTTCAAGATGAAGCGAGAAAATTATATAAAGATAATAAAAATAATATAAAACCAAATTTCAATAAAAATGAAAAAACAATGAAAGGTTATCATGCAAGTTCTTTTAAATTTAAACAATTTAGATATGGAGAAAATAAATCAAGTGGACAACTTGGTGCTGATAATGGTTTTTTCTTTTTTAGAGAATTAAAATATGCTAATTATTATGCTTCTGTTTTAAAAGATAATAACGGAATTGCATACATTTACGAATGTGATATAAAACTTGGTAATACAACAACAGAAAAAGGTGAAAATATAGGAACTAATTGGAATAGAGTTGGCTGGTTAGAAACTGCAAATAATGAAGGATTTGATACTGTAATAATTGTTGATGCTGACACTGGTTATGGTATTACTGATGAAATTATTGTATTTGATGATGATAATATTAAAATAAATAAAATATTCAAAATATAATTACTATATTTGTGAGGTGGGAGAAAAAATAAAATAAAAAGAATGTTACGATGAAACTTAATACGAAGCAGAAACGTAGCATTGCATATAACGGTTGCAAATATAAAACGTTGCAACACAGAAGTAAATTAATGAAACAAAACTTAGAAAATAACGTATAATATAAATAGAAACCACGACAGCAATGTTTTATATTTGTTGTTATAAAAATGTAAATTAAAATTATGGAAAACTTTACAGATAAAGACGTGAAAGATTTTGCTGACAAATTGTTTGACGCAGCAAATAAAGCAACTGCTGGACATATGGTAGAGCCAGAAAATATTGATGAAGAAAAAGCAAAATCTTTTGCTCGATGGGCGAAGAAACTTAGCAAAAGACTAAAATGTAAACAATTTTAATTTATTGTTTATAACGGTCACAAATAAATGTAGTTAAATTATATGACACATACAGGACAAAAATTTTCGGCAGCGATGGCAGAATCGAAGTTGCATAATGGAACAAAGGAAGAGTTTGAAATGTATCAACAT